ACCCAATCAGCCGGATCTACTCGACCAGCGGGCCAGGCACCACCAACGGCGCCTGGGACGGAACGTTCAAGTCGGCATGGACGAACAATCCAGCCTGGGCGTTCTTCGACATCGTGACCAACGATCGCTTCGGCTTGGGTAACCGCATCCCGCTGGACTGGGTGGACAAGTGGCGGCTGTATCAGATCGCCCAGTACTGCGATCAGCTGGTGAGCGATGGCCTCGGCGGGCAGGAGCCTCGATTCACCTGCAGTCTCTACTTGCAGAGCAGGGCGGACGCGTATCGCGTGCTGCAGGATATGGCCAGCATGTTCCGCGGCATCAGCTTCTATGCGGCGGGGCAGGTCATGGCCTCGGCCGACATGCCGAAGGATCCGAGCGCCACCTTCAGCCAGGCCAACGTTGTCGGTGGCCGGTTTCGTTATGAGGGTAGCGGCCGCAAAGCTCGGCATACGGTTGCACTGGTGTCGTGGACCGATCCTGACGACTTCGGTCGGCAGAAGGTCGAGCCGGTGCAGCACCGCGAAGGCGTCGCTCGCTACGGCGTCAACCAGACTGAGGTAACGGCGATCGGCTGCCATTCGCGTGCGCAGGCCCAGCGTGTCGGCAACCACATTCTCTACACCGAGAACCTCGAAACCGAGACGGTGAGCTTCTCGGTAGGTATGGATGCGTTGAACTGCATGCCGGGTGATGTGATCCAGGTTGCGGACCCGAATCGCTCAGGCCGGCGCAACGGTGGTCGCGTGCGCACCGCTGGCGCCGAAAGCCTGACACTCGACCGCATCCCAGATGAAATGGCCCTTGGCGATGTGCTGCATGCGACCCTTCCCAGCGGGAAGATTGAAGGCAGGACCATCACCGGCGTGGACCGCGCCAGCGGTGTAGTGACCGTCGCGGCCCCGTGGTCGGCCATTCCCGTGGCCCAGTCGATCTGGGCGACCGAGTCCAGCGAGCTGGCGCTGCAGCTGTTCCGCGTTGTCGGCGTGGCCGAGGGCGAGGATCTGACCTACAACATCACGGGCCTGAAGCACGTCCCTGGGAAGTATGGGGCGATCGATGACGGTACGCGCCTGGAGCTGCCACCCATCAGCATCATCCCGCCCAGCGTGCAGCCGCCGCCGACCAATGTGGCCCTGTCGTCGCACGTGATGATTGACCAGGGCATCGCCACGCCCACGCTGACCATCCAGTGGGACGCGGCAGACAAGGCTATCGCCTATGACGTGGAATGGCAGCGTGACGACCTGAACTGGGTGCGGGCGGGGCGGGTGGGCACGACAAGCATCGATGTGCCGGGCATCTACGCCGGCCAGTATCTCGCGCGGGTGCGCGCGGTGAATGCCCTGAATGCGGTGTCGATCCCAGCGACGAGCATGCTTACCGACATCCGCGGCAAGACCGAACCGCCGCCGGCAGTCACGTCGCTGACAACGACACCAATCGTGTTCGGAATCCAGCTGGCATGGGCGTTTCCGCCGGGCGCTACCGACACGCAGCGCACGGAGATCTGGCGCAGCACCGGGCCGGATCGCGAAACGGCGGTAAAGCTCGGTGACTACGCCTACCCTCAGAATCGACTGCAGCTGGACGGCCTGGCTGCAGGTGCGCGCTTCTACTTCTGGGCACGCCTGGTGGACAGGACGGGCAACATCGGCCCGTGGTATCCGACGGGTGCGGGCGTGATGGGGGAGGCGAGTACTGATGCGACCCTCTATGACGTCTACTTCTCCGGGCTGATCAACAAGAGCGCGCTGGGACAGGAGCTTCTGACGGAGATTGAAAGCATCGGCGGAATTGTGCCGTTGATCTGGGCTGCTGATGCCACCTACGAGCCGGGCCAGACCGTCATTCACAACGGGAAGATCTGGAGCTGGCAGGGAACCGGGCCGGGCAATGAGGAGCCACCAAGCTCAAAGTGGCTGAACGTGGGTGATGCCGTCGCACAGGCCGGCGCGGTGGTGGGCCGAGTTGACTCGCTTGAACTGGCCGTCAACGATCCAGAGACCGGCCTGCAGGCCGTGGGGCGCAAGACCGATGGCCTTTTCGCGCAGCTGGATACCCAAGGCGCGGGTGATGGCGATTGGGGGGCTGGCAACACGAACGTGTTTGCGGGCAGCACCTCCGTGCAGACGGTCATGGCTGAGGCAGATCGGTCGCTGGCCAAGCGCGTGGATACCGTCGAGGCAACGGTTGGTGATATCGACCTCGGCGGCGTCCAGGCATCGGTGCAGCAGACCAGCCAAGCCATTGTCGACCTCAATGGAAGGATCAGCGCGACCTATACGGTCAAGGCGCAGATCACCAGCGCTGGTCAGATCTACATGGCGGGCATGGGCCTTGGCGTCGAGCAGCAGCCAGATGGCAGCTACCAGAGCCAGATCCTGATGCAGGCCGACCGGTTTGGCGTCATCAACGTGGTGAACGGGAATGTCACCGCGCCGTTCGTCATCCAAGGCGGGCAGACCTTCATCAACCAGGCGTTGATCGGAACGGCGTGGATCACCAACGCCAATATAGCCGACGCGGCGATCACCAACGCGAAGATCAGCGGCGTGATTCAATCCGATGACTATGTGCAGGGGCAGACCGGCTGGCGGATCAACAAGAGCGCCGGTGGTGGTTTCGAGTTCAATGGAGCAGTGGCCGGTGGCTACAGGCTCAACGTCACCAACCAAGGCGTCTACGTCTATTACCCCAACGGCGTCCCCGCCGTGGAGCTTGGAGTCTTGCTGTAATGGCTGATGTCGGACTACGGGTGAGAAACGAAAACGGCTACGTTGAGTCCTCGGTCACCACCAAATTGTCGAAGATGATCGGGTCGTACACGTTCCCGCTCTACAACCCGGTGAACTCCAACAACAAATGGGTCGCTCCGCCCGAGGCAAATGGGGGCCTGGTCGTCAACGACTTCTTGGGCGGGGAGCCCTTCTACTACTTCACGTGCGAAGGGCAGAGATCGGCGTACGGGATGCTGGTCCCATCAGTGACGATATCGGGCAACAGCATCACCTGGAACTGGGAACCTGACGTGGTGAACTACCACGTCAGGATGGAGATGTTTCCAAGTCAGCCGACCACGAGCACTGTCGGCGGCATCACGCTGCACTATGGGGTATACAGCTAATGGCTGTAGGTCTGCGCGTACGCAATCAGGGCACCGGGCAGATCCAGATCGGCCTCGGGTATCGGAACCTCCAGCTGGCCAAGTCGGGGACGCTCAACACTGGCACTTTCTCCGGCAGCGCGACCGGCGGCTCTCCACCGTTTGGGTCATGGTCTCCGAGTGGTGTGCTGGCATCAACGAACGGTACGACCAACCTCCACGTCTGCCGTTACATCAATGATGCTATGTCGACCAACACAGGATTCACCCTGGTCCAGAGCAAGGTTACGTGTGGCGTGTACGCCTCGAGCGCGGCACCGAACAAGGTGCTCGAGTACTACACGTTCAGTGCCGCCGAGCGCGCAGCGGCCGGCCCGGTCGGACTGCGCATGCGCGGCGAGGACGGCACGGTGTTCTACGACTCAAGGCGAAAGGGACTTCGTGTTCTCCAGGTGGTGCCTGTGCCAACAGTGCCAGGTCCACCCGTTGAAATAGGGCAGTTCTTTCCGGGCACGAAGATCGGAATTGCAATCCCTTCACCGCGGTTCTACTACAACTCGGTATCGCAGGACCGATGCACCATGACGGCCGACTATTTCCACATGACCAGTGACAACCGGATCTTCGTTTCGAGATTGCAGGTTGCCCAACAAACGCTGATCACCAACACCTTCCCGGTTGGCGGCGTAACGATGGGGCCTCAGAACGCGTCGATCTTCATCGTGGACCTGACCGAGGTGCCGCTGGGGTTCGGCTGACGGCAGGTCCATTACGCCGCGACAACGCCACGTGCGGCTAGATTGCGGTCATGTGCTATGCCGCTTCCTTTTAAAGGTTTTTTGAGGACTGCTGGCTCTCGTATGCGTGGTGGCGGATAGAAGAAGGTCGCCCGGTGCCACGCAAGCCCTAGGCGACCTAGATTGGTTTCTAGAATCAGCGATTAGCGATCAGCCGAATCCGCAGTCCACAAAGCTGTCATCGAATGTTTGGCAGTGGCTGATCCCATTCACCGTGGAGCAGGCATTCCCGGTTCTGGGGTGGACGGAACATTCCCCTCCCCCGAACCCACCGCCGCCCACGCCAGGCCCGCCCCCGTCCCCCATGCCGCCCCCACCACCGCCCCCGCCGTCGCCTTCATCGATGGGTTGAGGAAGCTCGCCTTGCCGCACGGTTTGACCTTCGCCTACCCAGTTTCCTTCGAAATTTTCATGATAGACAGTGCAATGGGTTGGGTTGCAGATCTGGTAGGTCGTTCCCGTCGCCCATGCGAATAGCGGTACGTAGTCAATCGGAGCGCGCGAACGTTTTAGTGTCTCTAGTGTTCTTGCGTCCGGAACCGGCGAAGCTACGGCGCAATCAGTACAAAGGTATGGGCCGCGTTCGAAAGCAAGAGTACTAGCTGCAAGTGCTAGGCCTCCGGCGACAACTAGAATGAATACCGCTTTCCTTCGAGGAATTCTGAATGAGGATCTATCGGCAGCACGAATCATGTATTTGATTTCCTTTTCTTAGAGCCATTGATAGTTGTTGTGCGCTCAGTGCCTTGTCCAAAGTGCTTACTTGCAAAGCTGGGACGATCGAAGGATCAGCCAGTCGAACGGCTTCGAAATATGCTCGGCTTGTGACCAGGTCGCCGTCGACAAGCACCCCAGCGTGGTAGGCATTCCCAAGTTGTAGCAGCGCATCTACGTTTCCTTGGGATGCCATCTCTTGCAGATAGCCAGTGGCTTTCTGCTTGTACTCCTTGGTGCGATCCGGATCTCGGAGGAGCTCAGCGGGTCCGCCAAGAGCTGACTCGGAGTCGGCTGAATACAGGAGACGTGCTCCAATGTTCCCCTGTTCGGCAGCAAGGGATAGCCATTTGCTGGAACTTGCTTCAGTCTCTGCCGACATATCCATGCAGGCCTTGGCGACATCGGCAGCTACGCCTAAATTCGCTCCTCG